TCTACTAAATAATCTACTTCGTTTTTACTTACTGTTTCGCTTGTTTCTGATCTATGCTTAAATACACCTCCATTTTTTATAGCATAACTTGCAAAAGGAATATAATACACTTGAGCTGCCCAGATTAACATTGGCTGTAAATATGTGTTAAGTAATGTTTTGTATTTAGCGTTAGCCACATCATCAATTTCGCCATTAGATATTAATGTTGCTATTTTGTTGTATAGATCAGTTCCAGTGAAGTTCTGGATGTCGATTTCTTGGGCGATTTTAATAAATTGTATAAACTTATCAGTATCAACATTGCCATCCATTATTGAATTTCTAACTAAATCTGTTCTATTTATAAATAATGCTGTTGCCATAGTTTTTTATTTTGGATATGCCCCTCTGTTTTTCATATTTTCTGGTGCTATTGCAGCCTGTTTAGAACCTCTTGGATTTCTATTATAAGTTTTAGGTATTGTTCTTGTTTTTTTGTAATTATCCAAATTTTCAGATGGTTCAGTGTTACTTTCTAATCTATATAAAACCTTTTTCCATTTATGTCTGCAATAAATACCACCTTTAAATTTGAATAAATCGTATGATCTGCCTTTATGACCTAATTGTTTATTAACACCCTCTCGTGAAGCCTTGTCAATATCTTCAATAGTCCAAACTAAATCAGCGTTTGCCATATTCATCATATTTCTGCAAAAATCTCTTTGGCTTTTGCTTGGTTTTTTTGAACCTATTGCATAAGTATATCTAATTTTATATAATCCATTTTTAGAATCTAAATCACTATAAGAGCTTCCTTTTTTTTTGGATTTTATTTCATCTGCTAAACCCAGTAATTTTTTTATTTGAGATAAAGCACTCTTTTTTTCTTTAATTAAATAATTTGCCCAATCTTCATTATTTACATCATCATCTGCATCAATTTCATCAACTAAAACATAATCATCAGACAATTTATGTGCTGATTTTGACAGTGAACCTAAAATATTTTCAGTTTCTTCTTCTGACATTTTAATAGGCACACAATTAGGAACTTCTTTGCCATTCTTAATTTTTGTTCCAATCATTTCATAACCATCATAACAAGGTTTTTTTAAATCTATTTTATCGTGTGATTCACAAGGCATATACCATACCTTATCGCCCTCTTTATGTTCGTGATGACCAGAACATCCCATTTTTTCTGCTTGTTGTTCTGCTTCTTCTTTAGTCTCGTAAACATTATGCCCATCAATTTGTTTTAATTGTACAGACATTTTAATTCCTGTTTCTTCTTCAATTTCATCATCTGTTTGTACGCTTCTGTCAACGTCAGTAAATTCTAATGGCTGTAACGTAATAAAATATAGGTTTAAGGCAATATTATTATAACCAAGTATATGATCAAAGCAATCAATTAAAAGTTCCTGAAACGGTCTTATAACCGTATTATCCATTAAAGTTGAGGCTGTAACAATTTCTTGTGCATTATTTCCAAGACCTGTATTGTCTTTTATACCTAAAAGCATTGGAGAAACTACCCTGTGAGCTACCAATACTTTTCTTTGTGATTCATCACTTAGAAATTGGTATTGATTATGAGCATCCGATAATTGTACAGGTGTTATTTCTGCCTGTGCATCTTTATTATCGTTAAATGAAAGTATAAATTTTCCTGCATTACTCGAACCACTAAACTTTTGTGCTATACGTTGTTCAATTAATTCTCTTTCCTGTGGGTTTGGCGTGCCATTATTAAAGTTAATTAACATTGATGGGGAAAGACCATTCAGAATATTGTTTAAATGATAATTACTTATTTCTTCTTCCAATTCTGCATATTGTATCCCTCCTTGATAGTCAACAGGTGCATAGTAATAAAAACCAGATTTATAAGGTTTTATGTAATATATTTCTATATTATCGTTTGACATACCAAAAGCTGGTATTCTTAAAGGTTCATCACTTGGTTTAAGTTTTGTCCAATCCTTAAAATAATAATAAGCAGGTATTTCACCTTTCTCATTACATTTTTCTGCTCTTAAAGTTTCAATCGGCATATGTTCTATTTGTGCAATTTTAGTTTTGTCTTTTGAATAAATTACTTGCATTGCACATTGCCCCATAAGTTTAAGATCATAACACAATTTTCTTACAACATCTTTTTTTAATAATGTAATCATTTGAGCATATTGTTCAGGCTTTAAATCTGAGTCAGTTGCACCTAAACCTTTGCCATAAATTTGTTGTGAGATTCCATTTATACAAGCATTGTTTGTAGGTGAACCATTATAGCGATCTATAAGGAATTGAAAATAATTATTATCTTCACCATAAGCCACCCACTCCTTGTTAGGAACTTCTACTATTTCTGGGCTTGTGTATGTACTTAAATTTACAAAACTAACCTCTGATTTAGAATGTTTTACAAATTGACCTAAACTATTTCTTTTTCTATTTTTCATATTACTATGTAATCATTATTATAAGAATTATCAGTTATAAATTGACCTTGATTTATGTTATAATATAAATTATCCATTTGATCTATTTCTTGATCAGTACAAAATATTTTATCTTTATATATATCTACAATATTTGTATTGTCTACATTCCAAAATTCGTTATAATTTTCCCATAAAGAGTAATTAGTATTCCAAAAATTTGGGTCTGTATATAATTCTAAATCATAAAAATGACCTTCAACTAAAACAGGATTAAATGCTTGTGAAAAAGTTAAATAATTTCCTGTTGTTACAGCATTATTAATTTCATAAACAGTTGTAACATTTGTGCTATCATCCCTAAGCGACAAAGTAAATTGAGAACCATAGGTTCTGGGTATTACTTTAAAATTTTGAGCCGAAGCAGTAGTTTTAAATACAATCATTTTATATATAACGCAATAAATAACTTATTTTGTGTAAATGTTAAAGCAAAAAAAAAGCACCCCTAAGGATGCTCTTTATTTAATATGAATAAATATTAGTTAGGTGCTATTTGNNGCTAATTCTTCCATTCCCTGCATAACTAAAGTAAATCCTGAAAGGTCTCCAGCAGCAGCCCCAGAAACTACAGTACCAGAAATAAACTCCATTCCATTCTCTAAACCACATAAAAATTGATTTCCATAATAATCTTCTACACAAACGTAAGGTCTTGCTTTAGCAATCTCTTGCAATTCTGCCTGTGTTTTAGCATCAAGGAAAGTTAGTGTTAAATTTAATGTTTGTGTGTAGAAAGTAGTTCCGTTCTCTCTTGAACTTGCGACTGTTGTTTCAAGTGAAGAATTTCCTTTTACATCATATTGATACCAGTCTGGTTGAGTTCCTGCGATAGTTGTTACTTGTTTTGTAGTTGAATCTACTGTTACACCCGTAATTCCACCAAAATCGCCAAACCAAACTGTTTTTATGCCTCCAAAGGCACTTTTACAAGGTAATTTTCTCCCTGTTGATAATGTACAAGCCATAGTTTATATTTTTTTTATAAAAAAGGGTAAGTAGGCATTTACCCACCTACCCTAATTTTTGGTTAATTTAATTTATTAAGAATAAAGAACTATGTCAGAACCTATTCCGTACTGTACTCCAGCAGTAAATCTCATTATTACTCTAACGTTTTTACTTCCATCAATATCTGCCATATCAATCAACTTTACAAGATTGTAGTCAGACATTAACCCTGTTCCAAAGTATAAGTTAGAACGTTGTGCAGCAACTGCATAGTTGTTTGGTAATCCATTAGCAACAAAGATTTTTACACCATCAATAGAAAGATTTTCATTTCCACCAAACCATAAAGTTCCCCTGTTGTCAATACCATTTGCACCAATTGAACCTACATTATCAGTTCCAGCAGCATTAGTTAAAGCAGCATAACCTCCTAAGGCTCTTACATACGCTTTAGCAATGTTTTGAGAAACATAGATAAATAGATCATCTTTTCCATAAAGTGTGTTTGGAATAGCATCTACTATTTTTCCAAGTTCTGCAATTACGTTTCCAGAATTTACTCCACCACCTAAAGCAGCAACATCAACAACATAAACATCAGCAGTCATT